GTCCTTGTTTCTATAAATCCACATTATTCTAGTGCGAAAATCACGTTTTGTCAAGCGGTTAACAATATATTGTGGTGACGAGGAGGGAAATCGACTTTCGGCACCCTTAACTTTACTGTCCCCAACAATGAACATATCCTGACCATTTCAGTCGGGCAGAAAATGAAGCAGCCTGCCCTTTCTCGGACAGGCTGTCATTTCATAACGCCTACGAAGTTGTAAACCACCCGGACCTCTTGCTGCTTCCTTCCATCAACCACCACCGCGTCGTGGACGTAGACCTTTTCTATGAAGGCGGCGACAATTTCCGGCGTCAGCGCTTGAATATCTGTGAATTGTCTGACAAGACTGACGAACTGGTTCGCTCCGTCCGATGCTTCCTGCTCCGCTACGATGAGTTCCATCAGTTCAGCGTTGCGCTCCCGGAGCTTCGCCTGCTCTTCCTCGTAGGTAGCCAACATCCGGGTGAAACGCTCCGTAGATAGCTCGCCGCTGACTTTGGACTCGAACAAGCCGTTGATGATCCGGTCGATTTCTTCCAACCGCTTTTGAATGGTGCCCTGCTCCTTTTTACTGCGACGCAAGACGTCTTGGTTGCTGGCGATGCTCTTACGCTGAACCGTGCGGACGAATTCCGCTTCATGGTCTTTTGCCATTGAGGTGACCGCCTGTAGGTTGGCGAGAACTGCTCCCTCTACGACATTGCGGTGGATGTAGTGGGCGGTGCAGAGATGGTACTCCGTATGGTAGCTACAGGAAAATGTACCGTTCGTGTTCTTTAGCCTTGAGCAATGGTGAAAAAACAGCCGGTTTCCGCAATCCGAGCAATACAGAAACCTATTCAATGGCCCCTTGTCATGCACGACTGCAGATCTGCGCCTGCCTTGTTGTTCGCGCAACCGATGCGCGGTCTGCCATGTATCTTCATCAACGATGGACTCCTGCGTGTTACGCGTGATGATCCAGTCCTCTTTGGGAATAACCGCATGCTTTTTACTCTTGTAAGAGACCGATTCAGATCGGCAGCTGACGGTGTGGCCGGCATAAGTGTAATTGTCGAGAATGCGTAAAACCGAGGTGTTCCGCCAAACGACGGGAGCACTATCGATCGACAACCGTCTGCCACGATTAGGGAATCCCTTGCTTTCCTTATATTCTCGGGGTGGCAGCAGTCCTCTTTCGTTCATCACTTTCGCAATTTCCGCAGCGCCCATGCCACCAATGAACAGGGTAAAAATATCTCGCACGACATCCACAACTTCCTCATCAATCAGCCACTGGTTTTTGTCTGTCTCTGACTTCCTGTAGCCGTAGGGCGCATATGCCGTCAGGTGCTGCCCGGCGACTGCGCGCGCTTTCATACTGGCCTTGATTTTCTTGGACACGTCCCGGCAGTACCATTCATTGATGATATTTCGGAACGGCGTAAAATCGCTGGTAGAATCATCCGCGCTATCCACCCCGTCATTGACAGCGATGAAGCGGATTCCCAGTTCCGGAAAACGCATCTCTGTGTAGAGACCAACATTCAGATAATCGCGCCCGAAGCGGCTCATGTCCTTGCAGATGACCGTTCCGATCTGCCCAGCCTCGGCATCCGCAATCATCCGCTTAAAGCCAGGACGGTCGAAATTCGCACCGGAAAAACCGTCATCGATATAGAAGCGCGTCTGCGGGAATCCATGCTCAGACGCATACTTGCTGAGGATCAGTTTCTGAGTACTGATACTGTTGGATTCGGCGTCGCTGCCATCATCACGGGACAGACGGCAGTAGAGGGCGGTCACTTTCAAATGGTCAGCAGGTCGGTTTTTCACTCAAGCACCTCCTTATGGTTGCTGACCATATTGGCTCTGTTCCGCAGAAATAGCAAGTGATTTTGCTGCGTCTATGTGCCGGAGCAACAGGCCTTCAATCTTTGCTTCCAGCGTTTCCGTTGCCGCCGAACTGAACTCGGAATGGACGATTACGAGCGTCTTTCCGATCTGCATTTCTGTCCGCATAACATTTCTCCTGTTCGAGGAGGAACAGCCAATGCTCCTCATACAGTGTGGTATAGAGGGCGATAATCGCTCCCTCTGCTTACCTGCTGACAGGAAGATCGAATATGTGGACATCCTTTGCCAAAAATACAAGAAGCCGCGACCCGGCGTAAAGCCGAATCGCGGTAGTGAAAAACTCGAGTATGTCCGCCATTGAAAATGGACAGCCACCTTACCCCTTACCAGCATCCTGTCCATCCCGGTCATGGAGTTGTTCCAAAACGGTCTTGAGCTTGTCCGGAACCGGTAGTCCAAGATGCGCGGCATTCTCCAGGATCGAAACGCCTTCATTCGATAGATAGAAGCAGATAACCGCGGAACGAAGCGCGCCGCCGGTACCGATCACTTGCTCATCCACGATGTGCCCAATACCGACGAGCGCGAAAATCAGGATCTTCCGGAAAATGCCGCGGAAGCCGACCGCACTGGACAGCGTCCTGTCAGAGATGGCGCACATAACGCCGGTGACGTAATCGATGCAAGCCAATACCACCAGGGTAATGAGCAGTCCGTCATTGCCGCCCAGATACCAGCCCAGAAATCCACCCAGCGCGGTAACGAAGATCTGGAGCTTGGTCCAGACCAGGTCGATCGTAATGTCTCTCATTCAGATTACCTCCGTGTGTTTTTACTAAACCTCGAACCAGCGTCGCCAAAGCCCACTGCCCATTTACCTACTTTCCGCCCGAGCGGAACCACAGCGCGTCGTGTCCGGTGCCGTTGGTCGCCGGGTCCGTGTTAATGTGGCTGACATCCGTGTCATCAGCCTTGCCGGGGAGACGGCCCGAGCAGGTGTACTGGTGCGCATCGTGCGCGTGGCTGGGGTTGCGGTCGCCGTGCGTCCCGCCGCCGTTGTCCCGGTAGTACGGGCACCAGGTAAACGCGCGCTGCAGCTGCCCGGCGTTGACCTGACTCCAGTGACGCCCCACATAGATGCCCGCGGGTTTACCGGTTAGGCGGGCTGCCTCGGCCAGGAAAGCGGCGCAGGAAGCGTGGGTCAGCGTGGGCGCCTCAATGTCGTAGGTGTAGACCGTGGGGCCATATGGCTCCGCCCAGGCGACCGCCTTCTGCGCTTCTTCCACGCCGCCGGCTGCCGTCGCCGCACGGCCGTACACGTACACACCGAACGGAATGCCGTACTTCACGCAAGCCGCGGCGTTCTGTTTGAACTTGCCGTCGATGTAGACCTCGCCAGAGGCCGTCTTACGGCGGCATGCGACGCGTAGCCAGAGGAACGACACGTATCGAGCGACAGTCGCCCAATCGCCCACGTCGTCGTAGACCGACAGGTCCAGAATGTACTTCTCCCGTGTTTCCAGCCTGGAATACTTGGAGCTGACCCAGTGGCGCTTGCCGCGGTAAAGGACTGCATGCCAGCCGTCACGGGTCTCCCCATCGTACATGAGGCCGGTGCCGGGGTACAGCGCGATTTTCCTGGCGAATGTGGTGCCGGGGCCGGTGCGCACATTCAGACTGGCTGTGGCGATCGCCCACTGGCACATGTAGGGGGGCATGGCCTTCGTGCCCGTGCTCGTGTTGGCGTCGTCCGGTGTGTCGTCGGGCGCGCTGTCGTCCGGGCTGTCCTCGTCATCGGTGCTAGGCGCCCCTTCGCTCTTGGCCGCCACCGCCGTGAGGATCGCCTTGATGCAGGCTGGATCGGCCACGCCGTCCTCCGACAGCCCATGGTCATGCTCGAACGCTTTGACAGCTTTGGCGGTGGCATCTCCATAGTCGCCGTCGACGCCGTCCTTGTCCTCGCCCCAGCGACCCAGCAGACAGCCATAGCCGAGCGCTTTCAGCGCCGTCTGCAGCTGCTCCACATCCGCGCCCGACGCGCCCTTCATCAACGGTCGCTCGCCCAGGCTGCGGGCGATGTTGACGCCGTCCGTCAGCACCACCACCGTATGGCCAGCAGTCTGCGTGACGAGGATGTCGCCGCGCTTCAGGTTGGCGGAGGCGTTGACATACTTGCCCTCCGCCAGCTTCGTGAACCGCCCGGTAGACAACAGCGTCTTGATCATGTTGCCGGTACGGAAGCCGTCGTTCCAGGCGCCGGCTGAAATGCCCGCGGCGAAGCAGCAGAACTGTACCGCCTTGGAGCAGTCGCACTCCACCTTCCAGGTTATCCTCTCAACATCCCAGCTAACCTCCATGCCAGCCTTCAGCAGGGTGTTGCGCTGATACTGGTCGTACCCGATATTGTCGTTGTCGCAGATCGCCTCCATGGTGGCGGCTATAACCTCGGCGTCCTTCGGGTCGTTCGGCCGGATCACGAACCATTTCTTCGGGTGTTTGTACCAGGACCTCCTGCCGACCTCGCGGCCGGTCTGGTCCCCGGCCTTTCCCCCATGAGCGCGGCCGTGCTCGTCAATGCTGGCACCGCCAATTACTGAAATCGCCATCTTATCCTCCGTTTCTGCCCAGCCGGGCGGAAAGAAATAGAGCGCCACCGGCGCTTGAGAGCGGTATCTAAAGGGCTTCGTGCTGTTAATCCATCAGATCGCAATGTAGACAAGCGTAAAGTCCGTGGAAGCCGAGCGCGCGGCGTTCCGGGAGATGTTGAACGTGAAGCCGGTCGTCGTATACCCGGTTGTACCGGTGGAATAGGCGTCCAGGCCCGAACCGCTTCGCAGGAATCCCACCAGCACAGCCGTGGGGGCCGCGGGCAGCGCGGTATCGAAGGTCACCGCGTAAGTGTAGTTCGTGTCTGCGGCCCAGGTCGATCGAGACAGGGAGAAGGCGCCGAACCGAATCCCCAGCGCCAGGAGCGTAGCGGTGGGCGCACCGAATACCGGCGCCACCTGAAACGTCGGTGTCTTTTCAAACGTTGCCTCTTCTCGGAACTTCGAGTCAATGCCCACGTCAAAAAGGCTCGCCTCGGTCGCCGGCTGTCCGATGGCCATACCCTCGCCTGAGGAATGCAGGTCAAACCAGATCTTTGAGGAGGCAAGGTCCACCTCGACGGTCGTGGTGCTGTACTTGTCCGTCAGCGACGCAGACACGACGTATGCGGCAGATGTGATCGCGCCTGCGCCAATGACGCCGGATACGGTTGTGCTGTACCCCGTGATCGTGCTCAGCGCCACCGCGGAGCCGTAAGTGCCGCCCGCCACCTTGAACTTGATCGTGCCACCTCTGGTGTTCAGGTTGTTGATGGGCGCAAAAACCACGCTCAGAACGTACTTCATGTAGGTCCCGACGTTCGATGCGACGCCGCCGCTGTCGCAGCGCAGCAGCGTGAACGATGTGATGACCGGGGCGAAGTATTGGTACACGGTCGCGGCTGCGGTATTAGTGTATGTCGCCGTCTGCCCGCGCGAATCCACCACCGTCACCGTCCCCGGCAGCACGCCGTACTGTGCAAGCACGTCTGTCGTGATGATGTTCGTCGCGGACGAATAGGTCACGCCGCCGATGGTCAGTCGGAACTCTACGATGGTCGCGCCATAGACCGACGCCGCCGTGATCGTGCATTTTGTCCAGCTGCGGTTTTGCACATATACGCCAATTGTATCGCCCGCGGGGTTCTGTAGCGTGAACGGAGCAGAGGAGATCGTCGGCACATAGGACGCCGGCACGTTCAGCGAAAACGTCAATGTGCGCGATGACTGAAAGACGCCACCTGAAAAATTCTCCAGCGTGAGTGTGACGTCGCCCACCATATCGGTCGTGATCTGGCTGGCAAGCGCGGCGTCGGGCATCCAGTTGACCGTCGCCCCTGCCGCAACACCGGTGGCGAGCACGCTGGTCGCCGCCCCAATGGAATACGACAGGTTGTGCGTCAGTCCGCTGCCCGCGTTCCCGACCGTCAGGGTCGATTGCACGCCGATGGTGAACTGATCGCCCGGCACGGTAACCGACGAATCCTCGTACTCGATGACCAGACGCGGCGAAGAGCTGCCTGTGCCGCCGTTGAACTCACAATAAGAGTTCGTGCCGCTGCCATGCTGGACGTGCAGGTACCACGTCCCGGTGTACCCCTGCAGGATGTCCTTGTACGCAGTCAGGCTCCACGACTTCGTACCAGTGCCGGATGCGACAGAGAAGTCCGCTTTCCAGTCCTGCGTCCCCTTCGATCCCCATGCGTTCGACGTGCTGCTGCCGAACTGCAGCGTTTTGGTCGAATAGCTGTCGGTCCGGTTCATCCTGAACGTGATGGACTTGATCGTCCATGCTGGGTTCAGCGCAGGAAAGCCGACGTAGCCGTAATAGGTGGAAGTTCCGCTCTTGCCAACCTTGAGCGAAGCGGTGGACGAGTTGAACGACGAATCGCCCCACCGCGGCCCGGTGCTGGTGGGGATCGTTACCGAGGGCATTGATTGATCACGCCTTCCTACATGTGATGTTCCCGGTCGCTGCCTGATATTCCAGCAAGCCCGCGCCCAGCAGCAGCTTCGGAGATTGAGCGGAAGTCCCGATCTGCAGCGTCGGCGACGTGATGGTCTTCAGCACGCCAAAGACGGCCATCAGCACAGCCGCGGCGTCCTTGCCCTTCCAGAACTCCAGCTGCTCCAGCGCAAGACGCGTCCAAAGATCGCCGCCTTTGTTGGAGATCGTCAAGCCCTCAGCCCCGAACGTCAGAGAACTGGCGATGCTGTCCCATGTAGCCTGTGATGATGGCGATGCAAAATCGGTTAGCGTACTGGCCGCGTCCATCAGATCGTTGAAGGCATCGTTGTTGATCGTGCCGTTCTGCAGCGCATCAATCAAGCCCTGGATCGCCAGATTGTCCACCACGACCTCCCAGCCCGGCAGGGAAGCGCGGTAGACCTTGAGCGCATTGGTGGTGGTGTTTCGCCAGAGCATGCCATCGACAGGGTTTGTAGGCTCGGTCGCCTGCGCGATGATGTCGGTCAGGTCCGATATCGTAAACTGTGCTCGTGCAAGTGCCATTAGGAAGCCTCACAGGTGAACGTGGTCTTCACAGTCACGTCGTCCCCGTCGATGTAGATCACTTTGCCAGTGGCGAAGGCCGCACCGCCGTCCAGTGCGTTCCCGTCCTTGTCACGCCTGTACCAGGTATAGGTCCTGGTGTGCTTGTAGGTCGCGTCCGCGGTCACATCGACCCACGCGGAGCCAGAGTAGCGCATCAGCGCCATCTGGGGCGTCGTCGTGGTGATCTTATAGTAGAAATCACCCGTCGCGGGCGAGGAGGGCGCGGTGGCGGAGAAAATCACCGACTTGAGCGCGTCTGTCTCCGCCCCGTTCTGCCAAATCCGGCAGATCAGACAGGAGGTGCCGACGGTGTTCTTAAACACGCTGCCGCCGGTACTTTCAATAGCCGCCTGGTAGTTATCAGTCTTGTCTGTCAGGGTAATGGTATCGGTATAGGTCTTGCCGCCGTAGGTCATGGTGCATTGGTAGGCCTGAATCCCCACGACGTCGGAGCCACTCACACTGAGCGTGGACGCCGTCTGCCCTGAGATCGTCGCCCAGGAACCGGCGGTGTACTTCTTCCAGACGTAGGTGGCACCAGAGGAAATGGCACTGGCGCCATCATAGGCGGCGGTCGCCAGGGTCAGCGAGCCCGACTGGTTCTGGAATACCGCGCCGCTGGGCGCATACACGGAAAAAACCACCGCGTTTGCGCCCGCCGCGCCCGTCGCGCCAGTGTTGACCTTGGACCAGGTGATGGCAAGTGTGGTGCTGACGGGCGATGTGACAGGAACGGACAACGTGCCCTGCTGCTGCCCGGCCCCGCCCAAAGTGGCGTTAGCGGCGATTGTCAGGGTGATCGGGATCTCGCTGTTCACGGTACTTCCCACGGCGACCGTCATGCCGGTGGGCGCGCCGGTGACGGTGCCCACCGTGGGCGTGACCTTGGTGGTTCCGGTGTAGGCCACCACATTGCAGACGACGCTGGTGGCGGAGACCTGACCAGAGACGTTTCCGGCGAAGGTGACGTTCTCGTTGGTCAGCATGGCGACGGAAGCGGAAACGCCATTTGATCCGCCTGCGCCGGCCGCGCCGTCCGCGACCTTGTACACACTGGTGGCGTCGCCGATGCCGGCATCCGACGTGACCGCGCGGATGGTCGCCACATCGTTGACCCACACCGCATGAGCCGGTTTGACCACCAGCGTCGCGGTGGTGATCACGGTGTTGCCATCGCCGGTGGGGTAGTCCGTCCAGACGCCGGAGGAATTCTTGTACTGCCACTTGGAGAAGGTGACATTCTGGATGTTCGCGGTCAGCGTGATGGACGCGGGGTTCGGTGTCGGGGACCCGGAGGCATACTTGAACACCTGCTCACCGGAGATCCAGCAGTTCTTCGCGTTCTGGCCGGTCTTCACCAGCGCGAAGTCAATGGCGGCGGACACAGAGATGGCCTCTCCGGTGTCCGGGTCGGTGTAGGTGACATAGACGATGTAGGTCAGCGTACCCGCGAAGATCGACGCCATCTTGTTCTGGGAGATGGTCAGCACGCCGGAGGCGACCGATTCCCCAGCCGTCAGAGCGGTTTCAGAAGCCGAGCCCTCCCGGCGTTTCCAGTCGATTGTGAGACCTGCCTGAGTGAGAGGAATCTGCGCCTGGTCGGCGTAGACCACCGGCGTCAGTACGACGTTACCGGCGGCAATCGACCAGTCGGGCGAAAAGGTCCCCGCATTAACCTCCTGTACCTGAATGCGCGGCTGATTGGAGTTGATGTAGCAGGACAGCGACTTTCCGTCCGCGAGGTCCACGATGCTGATCTGTCCGGTTGCCAGTGCGGCCATGATTCAATCCCCCTCCAGTGTGCAATGAAAAACCGCCTGACGCTTTACGTCGGCGGCAGTGACAGTAATTGTCTTGGTTCCCCGGTGCGAAGCGTTCCATAGGGTGTCGCCATATGCATCCGGACTCGAGCGCGTCCAGGAGAAACGGGAAGCGTCATATAGAGTGCTAAGGTCGGTCGCGCCCCTCAGGACCCTCGCGGTTAGCACCGTCTCGAGCACCTCCGGGGTCAACACGCCACCCCGCGAAGCGACAATTGCGAGGGTAATGCCCACCGTCTGTTCTGCAATGCCGATCACGCTGCCGTTGGTGGACAGGTCGATCTCCTCCATCGACTCGGGCTCCAGCTGCGCGGCGGTGATGCTCTCCATGGCGATCCTCCTGCCGGAGATGGTGGAGGGCAGTTGCCAGGAAGCGACAGCGGTCTTTCGCATATCCTGACGGACGGAGCCCAGCTCAATGGATCGGAACTTCTCGCCCAGGCAGTCGAACTCGACGCGGTTGACCTCAGTCAGGACGTCAAGCTGGATGCCGGGATGTTTGACTCGAACCCGGTCGTAGAGGAACACGTCCTCGAGGCTCCGGTACTGGGCATATTCCTCCGTATCGCCTAAGGAAAGGAACTCCACTTTCAGCAATACTTTGGGCAGATCGGCGTCGTTCGCCAGCGCCGCCAGCGCCTCCCGGATCATGCGGATGCGAACGGCAGTTTTTGAGACCGTCTTGGTCTCCTTGCACTCCCCGGAGCAGATGAGCGCCTGCACATGGGGTGTGGGGTACAGGGAGGCGCGCGGGCTGTCAATCCAGGTCTGGTCGATGGCGATCGTGTACACGGTGCCGTCCACGTTGTAGCTGCCTGCCGTAAGCAGCAGGTCTTTGCCGCTCTTGTCCTTACCCACGGGTACAATCCTCGTGACCACGTCGGAGGCATCCACTTCGCAGGAGACGCCCAACAGGTTTTTCGCGTACTCGATGCGAACGCCGCGGTTCAGCCCCGCATCCCGGAGCAGGAAGAAGTCGAAATTGTCGCGGACGAGTTCCGCGCCCCACAGCGCCGCCGTGCCAGTCTCGGGGTCGAGCAGCGCGCTGACGGGATTGACCCGCGTCCAGCCGTCGATCACCCGCTCACCGCCAATGTCAGTGAACCCTGAAAACAGCGTGGGTACGAGGCAGTTTCCCAGGATGCCTTCAACCGTTGATACACAATCCGTCTGTCCCGCAAGGTACGATGTGAGGTTGTTCAGGAGGTCATAGAAGATGTGCCGGGCATAGGCCGTCACGCCGTCATCACGTAGTTCTACCTTGTAAATACGAAAGAGCTGATCGGCCACAATCCAGGCGGGTGCGACGGTCTCGATGGCGGCGGGATCGTTCGGCCAATCCTCGGTCAGCGTGTACTGGATGGCCGACTTCGCGATCCAGCCGTAGTAGGTGTAGGTCTTCCAACGCCAATGCCCCTTGTATCGGTACTTCTTTCGTCCGGTGAAGATCCCCTTGTACCGGTTCTCGCCCTTGAAGATGATGGGGATGCTCAGGCCCACCGGCAGGTTCTTCTTGCGCACTTTGTTGCCAGTCGCTTTGTAGTAGAGATTACGCTGGGTTTTAGTAGTTGCAGTGCGGATCGTCCACACCTCGTGAGCGGTGACCAGCATCCCCTCCGGCGTGAGGGGCGGCACGGTGCGCACGGGGACGTCGCACTTGAGGATGTAGTCATTCTGCAGAAACATCCAGCGCCCGATCTCATCAATGGGGTGTTCCAACCGGATCTCCGAGAGATCGTTCCGCGCCTCGGTGTGCACGCAGGATGTCGCGGAAAGCGCGCCGCAGAGGCCCATGGTGTCGAAGTCCTCGGCATCCGGAGGGTAGATGTACACTTCGCCCATCAGAGCGCCCTCCAGTTGGGGCTGATCGTGATACGGGACACACTTCCTGTCCAAGAGATGGCTGTCGACCCCACCGGCAGCGTCGGCCAATCGTCCCCGGTCAGTGAGCCGGTGAGGTTGATGCCCTCGTGGTACGCCAGCCGCTGCGGCACATCGATGGTGATGGCGGAGGCGAGACCCGCGATCCCCAGTGTCACCTCGCCGATGGTCAGGTCGATGTCGCCGGTGCCCTCTACCGTGATAACGGGCTCCGCGAACACAGTGCCCTGGTTCACGATCTGGCCGAAAGATGTCAGCACAATAATTTCAGCGCCCAGCAGGTATAGAAAGGGTTGGCAGCGAAAGTTCACAGTGAACTTTCGCTGCAGACGCCCGCGCACCAACGTCTCGAAGTCGATCTGGTTGTTGACTCGGGCATAATAGAACCCGGTGGGGCGGTTGCCGAACATCACGACGCCGGGGCCGTGCAGCCACGCGGAGAACGCGGGGATCGACGCCGGGTTCGGCGCGATGCACTCGCAGCTGGCGATGAACTCATCATACACGCAGTCGCCCTCCGTAATCGTCAGAGCCCCGCTGCGTCCCGGCACCACCTGCGTGGTGACGCGTTCCTTGGCGCGTGAGATGGCCGGGTGGGTCAGCACATGAATCCCGTAGTCGGTACATTTCACGCCGTTCCAGGCGAACCAGTCGGCCATCACTTCACCCCCATCCCCGCGTACTGGGTTTTGTTGAACTGCGCCAGTTCAATGGCGATACTGCGCACGTCCTTCTCATCCCGGACGTAGAGCTTGTCCACCTGTACGGTCACGCTCTGATCCTGGTGATAGGTGCGGCGGTTGTCATAAGAATTGCTGCCGCCAACGCCCGCCTGTGCCGCACCAGTCAGGTATCGGGCAGCGTTTTGAATCACCTTGGCCTGGGCTTTGCCCTCCTGTTCCACACCAACGCCGATGCCGCGGACCATCATCCTTCCGACCTCATCCCGGAACACCCTGGACGGGGATTGGATCTTGAGCTTCGCTTTCGCGGCGCGCACGGCGGCTTCGGCTACAATCCGCATAGCGTTTACGACGATGTTCTGGCCGCTCAGGATGCCCGCCGCCATGCCGACCATTGCATTTCTACCAATGGGCTTCATCGTATCCGTAGTGAGTTCGGCGGATAGAGCGGACTTTGCTTTGGCGGCGACCACCCCGGCAGCGGAGCCGAACCCGTAGGCCATCATGCCAGCAGCGACGCCAGCCGACAGGTCGATGCCGATCGGGCGCGTCATGGCAGAGGGTGAGTGTGTCTGAGCGGCGGTGCGGAGCGCAGTTTCAATGGAAGTGGCGACTGTCGCCGCATCTCCTGTCCAGCCGTAGGTGGTGAGACCGCTCGCGATGCCCGCGGAGATATCGTTGCCCACGCCCAAGTATTCGTCCGCAGTCCGCACGACGGTGAGTAGAGAATTGAGCTGCTCCTGCACCTGCGCTTCAGTGGTCGGATCCAGTGTGCCGCTCGCGAGTGCGGCCATGGCTGCCGCGATGGAATCGGAGATCTTCTGGATGTCCGCGCTATTCAGACTGGTCAGCTGGTCCAGGATCACCGACTTGCCCTGCTGGGCGGTTAGTTCCTCGCCGGCAGCGGTCAGATCTTCCACACCCTGCACGAGGCTGGTGATGGAAGTGACTTTATCGCTCGTGCTGGACTTCAGCCAATCGGGGAGAAAGTTTTCCGGTACTTGCTTGAGCTGGGTGTCCGCAGCATCCACGGCTTCTTTGGAACCGAGCTTCTGCGTGATGACCACGCCCAGCACCGCATTCCCGTTCTCGTCCGTCATCCCCTCGAGGAAGATGTCCGTGGGGCCAATCCGCTTCAGCACTTCGGGTGTTACTTTGATTGCTGCGCCGTCCGCGCCGAACACCTGGAGTGTTCCATTCGCGTAGGCTGTCTGCAGCGCTTCCGCCCAGCCGGTCTTGAGCCCCACGTCCATCACGACGCTGGGCTTCTTGTCGGGGTTGGCGGTATAGAACGCGTCCAATGTCGCCTGGTCCAGGCCTGTGAAGTCGAGACTGGCTGTCCCTGTAAGAGTAAAGGTCTCGTGGGCGTCCACCCAATCTTTTACGACTTGGCCCTCCGGGGTGATCCCGATGTCAAGCAGTACACGGTTCGCTTCCGCGTCCGCCGCCCCAAACATGCCGGCCAGACCTTCGAACGTGCCGCTGTTGGCCTGAAGAAACGCGGCGACGGTGTCGTATCCGCCGAGGAGGTCGCTAGCCTTGATGGGCGCTCCTTCGGTGCCCAGATTGAGGTCGCCCAGCCCACCTTCGTCAATCTGCTTCAGGAGCGCGATGTAGCTGGCGAGCTTCCCCTCGTCCAGGGAGTCCGTGAAAGTTTTCAGCTGGGTTAGCTCGTCGCCCGTCACCACACCGTCGCTCTGGAAGGTGGCGATCAGCTGCCGCAGCTTCTCCATGTCCGCCTGCGCCTGCTGGACTTCCGGAGCCTTGAACGCTTCGATGGCGTACTCGCCCATAACAGCGTTGTACGCTTCGCGGGCGGCCTTCAATTGCTCGATGTGCTCCAGGTTCAGCTGGTCAAGCGCGTCCTGACGTTCCTTTTCATCCGTGATTGCCAGGATGTCGGCGTACTGGTCAGTATAGGATTGGTTGATGGAATCGACCTGGGCCTTGTACCCGGTGGCGGCCGCGGACAGCGCGTCGCCGTACAGGTCGGAGCCCGGGGACTGACCCTCCGCCGCAAGCCGCGCTTTTTCCGCTTCCACAGCTTGGGTGATGCTTTCATAGCCCCCGCCCTCGCCGGTGATGTAGCGAAGCTTGATCTCTACGCGCTCCTGCACGATCTGCTCAAGCCGCTGTTGGTCGTCCTCCGTCAGCGTCTTGTTCCGGCGCTTTTTGAGGAGCGCGGCTACTTCCTTGTCATATGCCTTGAGCTTCTTGAGGTCAGCTTCTGCGGTTTTGTCACCCTTGACCCCGTACTTCTCCTGGGTGGCCTGCCTCGCTTTGATCGCGTCTCGCACTTCGTCCGACCCGGCAGTGAACTGGTCGATGTATTCGTTCACTGCCGTTTTCGAGTCCTTTGTGCCGTCGGACCAGACTTTGCGGATGACGGCCAGCCAGTCCTTCTCAGCGTTAGCACCACTTGCAAACGCCGATTCATCAATGCCGAACCTTGTGAATGGGTCGTTCCCTGTATCGTAGATCGTCTTGGCCTGAGTCTGTTCCCACTCTTTCGCGGTGTCGATCATACCCTTGGTAGCATCCCGCGCCGCTGCGGCCCCCGAGGCATAGTCGTACCACTTGTACGCGCCATACAACGCGACAGCGGCCACCGCCGCGATGCCCGCAGGACCCAGCAGGCCCTTCAGTGCGGAGAGCATGCCCTTGGCGCCCCCGCCCGCTTCGACGGAGGAGAGCAGCAGCTTTCCGAGCGCGGTTGATACGGTTCCAATGCCGGTGTTTAGCTTGCCCACCAGTAGGATAGCGGGGCCGATCGCCGCGATCCAGGCGGCAGTAGAAATCAGCGCCTTGCGCTGGCCTTCGTCCATTTCGGCAAAGCCGTCCAGGAAATCGCCCGCCCCTGCAATCACGTCCTCCATGGTGGGGAGCATCACTTCGCCGAAGGTCGCGGCCGTTAGCTGCGCGCGGTTCGACAGCATCTTCAACCGGTTCGCCGTAGTATTGTAACGGTCTGCCACCCGCGTCGTGATGGCGCTGTTGTCCCGCCAGGCTTTGTTGGCAATAGACTGGGTGGAGCTCAGCAGTTCGGTTGCGTTGACCATGCGCAGGGTCGTATCCCGGAGCCGAACTTCCTTGAACCCGATGTCCTGCAATGTGGAGATGGCACTGACGCCCTCATCGTCCATCCGAGCGAGGCCTTCAATGAACGCCTGGAACGCCGCCGCAGGGTCGGACTTGAAGAGCCGCGTGAATTCATCCGCGGTCAGGCCGGATACTTTCGCGAAATCCTTTAGCGACTTCCCGCCGCTTTCCACGGCCAGCTCCATCTTGATTAGGGCCTTGGAGAACGCAGTGCCGCCCATCTGGGCTTCGATGCCTACCGATGACAGTGCTGTCGCGAACCCGATGATCTGGGGCTCCGTGAGCCCCACCTGCTTGCCCGCAGCGGCGAGGCGCATGGACATCTCCACAATACCCGCCTCGGTGGCTGCGGAGTTGACGCCCAGCTCCAGCACGGCGCTGCCCATCCGTTCGAAGTACTCGTTGGTTTGCTTATCCCCGGTGACGCCCATGATATTGGCGAGCTTGGCCAGGTTGGTGGCAGCATCCTCGGCGGAGAGATCGGTGGACACCGCGCCCAGGTCCGTCATGACGGAGGTAAACCCTTCAATGGCATGATTGGCGACGCCCAGCTGTCCGGCTGCCTCCGCCACGGCGGCGATAGCCTCGTAATCGGCCGGCTTGACCAGCGTCATCCGCTTGATGGAGGCATCCAGCGCAGCATACTCGTCCTTGGTCATGGAGACGGTTTTTCGGACCCCGGCAAACGCGTCCTCGAAGTCGATGGCAGACTTGATGACGAATGCGCCGAGCCCGGCGATGGGCGTCGTCACGTAGCGCGTCAGGTCTCGTCCCACGGGCGTGAGCGCCTTACCGGCGGCAGTTGCACTCTTGCCGAACGCGGTCAGGCAGTCGCCGGCGGCGCGGAGCGTGGACTTCGCGGCGGCGAGCTGCTTTGACATCTTGCTCATTTCGGCATTCGTTTCCCGAACGGCGGTTGTGGCGTTATTCAGGTTCGTCCGCGCCTGGGTGTAGTCGTCCGCGGCCTTCTGCATAGCCTTGCCCGTCGCCACGACCTGGCCTTCGAGCTTGGTGACTTCTGCCGATGCCCCTGCATATTCTGCGGTGAGCGATTCGAGATTGGATTCCGCGGCGATCGTGGCGGAATTGGACGCGCCGAGTGTGGTGCGGTAGTGCTCCACCTGCCGGGCGGCCTTCTCCACTTCACCCTTCAGCGCGGCCTGCTTCGTGCGGGCAGATTCCAGTGACGCGCTGAACTTGCCGTGGTTCGCAACAGAGGACTGCAGCTTCACATCCGCCGCAGTCAGCGCGCGCTGGTACTGTTCGACCGCTTGGCGCTGGCTTACGAGCTTCTGCCGGAGTGAGCCGATCTGCGAGCCCAGCACGCTCGCGGACTTCTCAAAACCCTCGACCCCGGCAGACGCGAGCTTGAACTTGCTCTCCGCTTCGGCGATCTGCCGATTGACGCTCTTGATGTTCCGCGTGAAGTTGTCCGTGCTCAAGGACAGCGAAACAACCAGATCCCGAAGCGTCTCGCTCATGGATTCCACCTCAAATTCCACCAGAATTGTCCAAATAAGTTCACGACACGTTCATGAGCGGTTCAAAACCATGCGGTATACTCGTAGCATCAAGGGCGGCAACGCCCGTTCACATAGAGACAGCCACCGTAGAGCACACAGTGTGCGCGGTGGCTGTGTTGTGGGGAGAACCCATACATCAGATCTCATTGGCTTTCCGGCCACACTTCGTCGATGAACCTGCGTTTGGGCGCTTGGGCAGCTTTCGCACGGTTTGCATCCCATGCCCGGACCCGGAAGAAGCCCAGCATATCCATGCCATCAATGTCGTTCATGCGCCAGCCCGCGCCCAGCAGTTCGTTGTAAGTGGCGTAGATGTAGTCCGGCAGCGTCAGAAGGCCGTCTCCCCCTGCGCTGCCGGCGTAGGGAATTCGCTGAGAACTTCGGTAGTCTGGGTCTGCACCGCCAGCAGCGCCAGCACGACGTCATGCATCAGCCGGTCGACGGGGTAGTGGTCGTACACATCGTCGGGGCTGAACTGGTTTCCGAACACCAAGCAGAACCACCTTACCAGGACATCCAGCGCCGCTGTTACGGAGGGCTGATCGGCACCGTCTTTCGCTTGCTTGGCGGCCTTTCCCGCCACGGCATCCGCGGCAACCGCCGAGAGCTTAGCGTACATGTCCCAGGCAGGGCCCATCTCCCGAAGCGCGCGACCGGAGATGAAGTCCACAGAATACTGTTTTTCACCCAGGGTGCAGGTGATCATGATGGGCGCTCCCTTCTATTGAATTTAGGTACTGGAAGTGACCACCGGCGTATACACGCTGGTCAGGAAAGAGGCAGCTTTCTCCGGAGTGAAGCCGTTCTGGCCCTCGTCGGCAATCGCCTGATATCGCTTGTCGAAGGTCCGCTTGATGAACGTCCATTCCAGCTTGCCGGTCTGACGCGTCAGCGTGGTGCCTTCCTTCGTATGGTACTGCTCAGTCATGGGGGCGGCGCGGCCTTTGAAGAGCCAGACGAAGCGGTAGGTCCCATCCGCTTTCTCGCTCTTGAACCCGAGCGCGAAGTAGCCGGGGGTGTCGCCCGCGGCACGGATCAGGACGCCATTGTCGTCGATGATGTTGTTCAGGATCAGCTCCTGGATGAGTAGCGGAATGTCCGCCATCTCCATCGTGAGTTTGATTTCAGGATCCGGGAACAGGACAGCAAATTCCGTATCGTCACTGTACTGCACGTCTGCGTCGGCGTTTTCCGGCGAGATCTGCGCGTCAATGGCGCCCGCGAAGTCCTGCAATGTGCCGTAGCTGACGCCTGCATCCGTATCAGAAACGACCGGCGCGATGACGACGTTCTTGAGGCCCACTGTGCTGGCCACGGCGGGGGAAGCGGTATTCGGCATGGGTTTATCCTCCTTGAATTATGGATTTCGATTGACGGCATCACGAAGTCCGGCTCTGATGATGTCGTAGGATTCGTCAGCCTTGGTGTCGTAGGCGGGCCGGACGAAGGGATGCGCCGGGGCAGGGGCGGGTCCGCCGTGCCCCCACTCCACAGCGTTTGCGTAGTACGCGCCCTCTTCGGAGTGATGCACGCCAATGGTGATGCTCCGGCCGGTCTTTCGCTTTTTGGCGCGCCCAACCTTAATCGATCGTTGCAGCGCCCCAGTGATGATCTTGGGGTCGGACGACGCATTGGCTTTCATCTGCTGGTGGATGGGGACTGCGGCCGCCTCCAAGATGCCGTTACAGGCGGGGCCATCCTCATCCAGGCGCGCGGCCATGGCAGCGAAATCGTTGATCAACTGGTCTACACCGTCAAGTTTCATGCTCATGGGACACCTCTTGAGATGCTTTATATCCACCGGGATGCCCGCGCACAAAAAAGGGCCTCGCTCCGAAGCCCTTTTTTAAATGGACTCCTGGAATGCGGCCCAGATCACAAAGCCCACTGGATCCGGCGACACCAACACGCCGCCCTTGCGCCCGTGCCGTCGGACCAGTACGCAGGGCCGCGCGCCGTCGGACCACGCCCGGCAGAAAGGCGCGCTTTCCGCCAGAAAGCTGCGCTCAACCGTCATGTCCGTCACGAAGTTCTCATAGTCGATGCGGGGAAGCATAACGATTTTGACGACCACGTAGCGCTTTCGGTCGGTCAGCAGGTGCAGACGAAACAAATCTTCAATTCGCGATGGGTACTTGACAAAATAGGCGCGTCCGGTCAATCTGTACCGCCCCATTCCAGGAGAAACTTCACCGAGTCATAGAATCCCGCCCGGTAGTAGTACCGAATCTCCTCGCCCGCCTGAAGACTTATTGCGTCTGCTAGCCTTCGCAGGTGCGCCGCCTGCTCCGGTGTCAGCGTCTCCGCCAGTACATCAATGCACCGCCCCACCCGCGTCACCGCTTCCGTCACCGCTTCCGGCGCGTCCGCGCCCAGATCGTTCAGCCTTCGCGTGACGAATTCAGAAATCGCGTGCATCAGCTTCTTGTTCATCTCCGCACCCACCTTTCCGTAGTGCGTCTATCTATCCCTCAGTTCAAAGGGAATTGCAAGCAGTTTGCCCGACGCGCTTTTGATAAATCTTGGCCAGCCCCGGATTATGGCAGGGTACGCCCATGCTCTCTGATTCTCTAGATACACGGCATGTTCACGACCCCCATTATAACGCATAACAGGCATAAGATAAACATGCAATATGTCCACGGGAAGGTGAATGTATGCCTGTTAAGAGCCTATCCATTCGGATTGAAAAGGAGATGTTGGAGAAGATCGGGTATGTGGCCGATTACGAGGGGCGGTCGGTCAACAGCCATATCCTCGTGCTGATACGAGAGAACATTCAGGCGTTTGAGTGCAAGCACGGTGCCATCAGCGGGTCCATCCAGCCGGACGCGAACGTGCGGCCGGCGCGCCAGGGGAAATAGCGCGGGGCAGCAGCCGCTTCCAGGAGTGCCATTGCAGGTGGACCATCCTCTAAAAGGCGTGCCGCCATGGCAGCGAAATCGTTCATCAGCCGATCCGCTCCTTCGAGCTCCATGCTTATGGATTATCGCCGTCCTCTGCTTTCGCACCGATCCGCAAACACCAGGTCCAGTGCAGGTTGTACTGCCGGGTCGCGCTGTCATAGGCGGGCTGATTGTACCCCATATCCGTCTCTTCGACCATGATGAACCCCGCGCTGTACATGGCGCTTCGGATCTGGATGGCCATTTCCGTTGGATCCCCGTCACTCCATAGGTTCAGGTACACGAAGGTCTTGAGAGAGACGACAGCGTCGTCCAGATGGACATCTTCGGTGGTGGTGGTGGCGTACACGGCATATTGCACGGGCGGGTTCTGCCCGGAAGCGGTGGGCCGCCAGATGCCAGCGTATACGGGGATGTCCAGGCTGGAGAGGGCCTGCTGTACCTGCTTCATCAACTGACCCCCTTGACAATGGACGCCTTGAGGCCCAGGTACCGGCGTTTGAACTCGTATTCGCCCAGCGTGGAGATGATCCAGCGCGCGCCCCGGAACTTCACCCACATGCCCGGCTGGATGTCCTCGCGGAACCGGATGGTGAAGTTGATGACCGCCTCGGCGTTGATGGTATCGGCAGCCCGGAAGTGCTGGTTGCCCGCGTCCGTGGCCGCCGCCCACACCTTGCAGACTACCACTTCGGTGGGCTTCGGATATCCATTTTCGTTGATGGTGTTCTCAGTATACCCGATCTCCACCAGATGCTTCAGGTCCCCCGGGTGTGGGTCACTTTCGAAATTCTTGTAGCCGCGCAAGGTGTATCACCTCCATCAGAAGAACTTCGTAACATCCCTGTGCGGGTAGAGTAGATTCTCAAACGCCATCCGCATCGCGAGGTACACCTGCTTGTCGGGGTTGTCCCGGTTCTCGAAGTAGTGCCCGATCATGAGGAGCACTGCCAACCGTACAGCCGGAGGCGGGTCCTCCGAGAAAAAAACACGGCAGAAATCCTCCGCTGCCGACTGCGCCTGTTCAATCAGGCTCCCGATGTAGGCGTCCTCTTCTTCATGCTGGATCCGCAGGTGCGCTTTGACCTCCGGGATTGTCACAATCATTGGCGTACCACCTACTCCACGTCAGCAGTTTCCCGTTCCATCAGGCCAGCCGCCTTAAGCGCTTCGATTAGGCGGTTAAAATCCTCCCGCAGCGAGGCTACCGTGGTAGCAGTGCTGGCGGGAATACTGGGTATCTGTATTGGGGCTCCGACAGGTGCGTCGAACAGTCCTTCTGCGCCCTCCACCGTAGCGCCAGGCAGGAAGGTAAGCTTGCCGCCGACCACCCACTCACTGCCCCCATGCGCATGATAATTACGCGTATTGGTTTCCATTTCCATTCCCCTTCAAGAAATCGGGGACTGCCCACGAAGGAACAGTCCCCAATCAATTAGGCCGACTTCATCTGCAGGCACTTGACCGCTTCCGGCAGAATCAACTTGCCGTCCACGCGCTGAGAGGCGAGGAAACCCACCTGGCCGGTCGGCGCGTACAGCTCGTTCAGCCTTTGGAACGTACGACCTTCGCGATCCGCTACCCAGTAGTAGCCCAGATCGCCGAACAGGATCGGCTTCGCCGCGGCCACGAGCGTCGGCACGAAAGACGAGGTGTACACCGGGCGATTCAGAATCGTGTCCGGCGTACCGGCCGTCACCGAAGGCTGCCACATGTAGTCACCGGAGCCGTTCTTCAGTTTCCTGAGCGCCTTTACCGTCGCGTCATTCATGATGAACACGGAGTTCCGGCGATACGGCGCGCGCAGCGAGTAGAACAGATCCATCACGTCGTCGAAGGTGATGGAGGTCGCGCTGGCCGCGGTCACGCCAACCTCCGCACCGCCCGTGGTGTTCAGAATGCCGGTGGGCTTGCCAGTCCCGTTGCCAATGAAGAACGCTTCCTCTTCGGCAGCGCCGATACGACGGGAGAACTCTTTGGCGATGTAGCCGGCGACATTGAACACGCTGTCGTGGAGGAGCTCGTCCGACACCTTGATCATGGTGGCCAACTTGTACGCGCCGATGGAGATCATACCGAAAGTGTCGTCGCTTTCGGGGTACTGCGCTTCCTCGTCAATCCACGCCGCGTTGCCCTTGGATGCGACAACGGGGATCTTCCGGTCGCCGGAGGACGTGGTGATCACATGCGCCAGCTGACGGAAGATGTTCTGTTCCTCCAGCGCCTCGACCAGCGTGCGCTCGTACTCGTCGGGCGCCAGATAACCGCCGTGGTCGTCCTGACCAATCTTCAGCGCGTTCGTGATTTCGTAGGGCACGGCCTTGTCACGCATGACGCGCCAGAAGGCGCCCCGGTACTCGTCGGTGGCCTTCCCAGACTTCACGGTGCCGGTATCCGAAAGAGGCGCGCCGGTCAGTGGCCTCGAAGTGGGCGCGTTCAGTTCGCGGTCGATGATGGACTGACGTTCCAGCCGGTCGATCTCACGGCCCAGGCTGACCACATCAGCTTCCATCTTCTCATAGGTGGTGTTGTCTTCGGCCGAGATCATGCCGTCGGTGCCGCGCTTGGTATCCAGAAATGCCTTTGCGGCGTCCCACAGCTTTGCGCGCTTTTCACGCAGGGCGAGAATCTGATTCATGGGTTTCCCTCCTCAATGATTCAAAAGCGCCAGCCTGTGCTCCAGGTCTGACGCTTTCACTCGGTTATCGGGTTTGGGGATCCGGGTTTTCAGCTTGTCCAGCAGGCTGTTTGTAACCGCCCGGCGGGAGTAGGTGAAGCTGTTCTCGAGCTTCTCGGGCGCGTCGCTTTCCTGCTGATACATGATCTCGTCACAGAACCCGAGTTCCAACGCCATTTTGGGGTTCATCCACGTCTCCCCGTCCATGAGATGGCCGAGCCTAACACGGGAAAGCCCGGTTTTGATCTCGTAGGCGTTGATGATGGACTCTTTTACTTCGTCCAGAAGCTGAATGGCTTTTCGCATTTCCTCGCTATCGCCCATGGCGACCGTGAGGGGATTGTGGATCATCAGGATGCTCGTGGGCGACATGCAGACCTTGGTTCCTGCCATGGCGATGACGGAGGCGGCAGACGCGGCGATGCCGTCGATCTTCACCGTGACGTCGGACGGATAGTCCATGAGCATGGTGTAGATCTGGGATGCCGCGATGCAATCGCCGCCCGGCGAGTTGATTCGAACAGTGATCGGCCCAGTGCCGGATTGTAGATCTGCCTTGAAGGCGGCGGGTGTGACGTCATCGTCAAACCAGCTTTCTTCCGCGATGACGCCGTCCAAATACAGCGTTCGTTCGCCGACGTCGTTCGTCGCTTGCCGGTCCGGTGCCGACCAATTCCAGAACTTCTTCAATCAGAGGGCTCCTTTCTCGCTTCAGTGATGGGGACCATATTGCCGTTGCAGAGGTAGGCGAAGCCCCCTTCGTTCTCAGGAATAGGGTTCAGGTTCTCGAGTTCGCGGATATCGTTGGCGCTCATCCAGCCGTTCTGCCGGGCGATGGCATAGCCCTCCATGCGCTCCTTGTACGCGCCCCGCAGCAACCCGTCCATATTGAACCGTACAAAAAAGCGCTCCTTTTCCGTCTTGGAAAAGAGCGCTCGGTTCATGGATTGCTCAATGCGGACCAGCCATGGACGGATGGTATGAACACCGAACGAAATTGACTGGTTCTCAATGTTGCTAAAAGTGGCGTGCTCCAGATCACCCACCAGATGGGGCGGTACCCGGAAGATGCGGCAGATTTCCGACACCTGGAACTTCCGCGTTTCAAGAAACTGCGCTTCGTTGTTTGGCATGGAGATCCGTTCGAACTTCATGCCTTCTTCTAAAATGGCGACTTTGCCAGAGTTGACGGAACCGCCGTGCGCGGCATTCCAACTTTCCCGGAGCGCCTTGGGACTCTTCACTGTGTTCGGGTGCGTCAGCACGCCGGAGGGTGTTGCCCCGTTGGCAAAGAACTTGCTGCCGTATTCCTCCGCGGCAATCCCAAGGCCGATCGCGTTCCGCTCCAGCGCGATGGGGCTGTAGCCCATGATGCCGTCAAAGCCGAGGCCGGGTACATGCAGCACTTCTTCTGGCGCCAGCTTCACGGTCTTGCCGTCCGTCGTGGTGTAGGTGTAGACAAGCGAACCGTGGCTGTCGCGGTCCACCTCCATGCGATCGGGCAGCAGTGGGTACAACTGCGTGATCTGGTTTCGGCCCGTACGGATGATCTGACAGTAGGCGTTGCCCCAGAGCAGTAGATGCGCGAGCATCACTTCTCGGAGGATGAAGGATGTCATCTCCGCATTGGGCTCATCATGCAGCACCCGATACATCGGATGCCCCACTGCCTTCACGCTGCCGGAGTCCCTGCTCTCATAGACATGAAGCGGCAGGCTGGCGACCGTTTCGGCGATCACCCGTACACAAGCGTACACCGCGGAAACCTGTATGGCTGACCGCGCCGTGACAGATTTACCCGAGCCGCTGGAACCAAAGTAGAAGGTGGGCGCGGCGCTGACAATATTCTCTGGTTTATCCCGCGAGCGGAATATCCGGGCTAGTGGATTGTTCATATCACGCCTCCGACAATATGTTCACAAGAAAACACCCATCGTGGATGGGCGCTGAAGGACCTTGCGTGTAGGTTCGAATTTTTGCGTTCGTTTTATAACACTTCTTGTGATGCAGCGGCCTGCTCCAATCTTTCAAAAATCTGCAGGCATAAATAGGACAGATATGGAGATGGAGACTTCTTCTGGCCGAAATCCCAAGCTTTCAATTTCAAGTATATCGATTCAGGAATATAGAGGCCGTCCTCATTCTGCTTGTCTTTTATCATGTCTATCATTTTTATGAAGCGCGGGTCATGATGCACGAACCTGTATTTACTTAAAACACCCGCTACACTGACAATATCATACCAACATGACGGGGCCTTCAACTTGCGGAAATCCGTCCCCATATAAAACATGTATGGATGCTGTTCAAGGCTGCCTTCCCACAGGCTTAGTAGCGCCTCCACAGAGGTGGTCGCTGAAGAAGAAGACTGATATTCTGGTATATACGACAACAAGTCGGCCATTATCAACGTTGCATACGGACAACAATCCTCTTTCCTCCCAGGGCCTCGGAACTTACCCTGTTCCTGAGAAACAGCGCATGGAAACCCGTTATCTCTACTGAGCGACACCAGATAGTCAACGCCGGGCTTGATAAATCCAGGGTAATCCACTCCCGCTTTTAGAAGCGCAAGCAATAACAGAGGCGCATCGCACAGACACCAGCTGAACATATCCACGCCTGTTCCGCCGAAATGTTTCGGAACATTGGTCAGCGATTGATATACACCATTGTCATCCCGATGCTTAAGAATTTCATCAATTGCCGCCTTTATTTCTGGAACATCTATATCGAATCCGAGGTCGAGAAGGAATAGTAGCTTATGTATCGGCAAATCCGGATTCTTATGATTTGTTACTGGTTTACCATGAAAGTTCGCAATATCAGCAAGATAGTTTTGAATCCGACCATCAGTCAAAGCCTCGTTTTTTATTTCAATGAGCTCATCCCTCGGCTTGCGGCATACGTGAAGAAAAATTGCATACTTCAGCCAAACATCGCTAAGATCAAAAAGCTTCTGATACTCCATTTTCATTTCCATCCTCCTCTAGATGAAATTCCATGGATACAATGCCACCTAAAGGTATGTAAATTCCAGTTTTCCACTGCACATATTGTATCCGACTTATCTTTACAAGTAAAGAGGGTGCATCATTGCGCAAGGAGGTCATAGCGCTAATCCAGGGGAATACACAGACTTGGATTGCCAGATGGAGAAGCGACCACTACAGTCCGCCGCCGGTCTTCCGGTCATGGCAACCTTTGCAGAGGGGTTGCCAGTTTTTTTGATCCCAGAATAATTTATCATCGCCACGGTGCGGGATGATATGGTCGATTACGGTGGCTGGGGTCAGCTTTCCTTGACATTGGCATTTCACACAAAGAGGATGCGCACGCAGATAGCGCTTCCGCGCCGCCTGCCATTTGCTGTTGTATCCACGCGCCGCCGCGCTCTCTCGCACATATAATCCACGATGCTGCTCACAATAGGGCTCTTCACCTAGATTGGGGCAGCCGGGATACCGGCAAGGACGCTTCGGTTTTCTCGGCATGCAAATCCCCCCTATATAGATGAAGAGATCAGATGAAGAGCAGTCCGCGTTCATCATAAACGGAGCCGCCGTTCTGGTTCTTCATCGCCCGATCCAGCGCCATCACCAGCGCGACCGCGCCGTCCACTTTTTCGGTCGACTTTTCCTTGTCGATTTTCAGGTTCCCGGCGGGGTCGGTACGGACAAAGATGTTATCTATGTTCCAGCGAAGCAAGGGATGTCCATCGTGGGTCAGGCTCTTTTCCAGCACTAGACGCATCAGGTCTTTCGTAGGGCTGCTCATGTCCTTAAAGCCCTGGCCGAAGGGGACCATGGTGAACCCATCATCTTCCAGCGCCTGCACCATCATGCTGGCGTTCCACCGGTCGTAGGCGATCTCTCGGATGTTGTACCGTTCGCCCAACTTCATGATGAACTGCTCAATGAACCCGTAATGGACAACGTTGCCCTCGGTGGTTTGGATGAACCCCTGCTTCTCCCACACATCGTACATCACATGATCGCGCCGCACACGAAGCTGCAAGGTTTCCTTTGGCAGCCAGAAGAAGGGCAGCACAACATAAGGTTCGCTCTCATTCTCAGGCGGGAAAACGAGCACCAGCGCCGTCAAGTCACTGGTGCTGGCAAGGTCGAGCCCGGCATAACACACTCTGCCTTCTAGTTGAGATGCCGCGAACTCGCTTTTGCACGCATCCCACTTGTCCATGGGCATCCATCGGACGGATGTGTTCGTCCACTGGCAAAGGTGGAACTGTCGAAATTGGATCTCCTCGGCGGGGTTCTCCTTGGCGCTCTCGCATCGGGCCATGTAGTAGTCCATGTCCACCGTGCGCCCGAGCGAGGGATTGGCCTTACTCCAAACCTTTGGATCCGTCCAGTCCGCGGTGTCCGGAGCGCTGTACACCACCGGGTAGAAGGTGGGGTCGCTCTTGCGCCCCTCCAACAGATCCATCGCCTTGGCGTGCACTTCATAGCAGATGCTGGTCCGGTCGGAACCGGCTGTCGTGATGACGAAGTTCAGCGGCTGCTTGCGCGCGGCACCCGCGCCCTTGGTCATGACGTCAAACAGTTTTCGGTTGGGCTGGCCGAGCAATTCATCAAAGATGCAGGCATGGACATTGTAGCCATACTTGGAAGCCACATCACTCGAAAGCGCCTGGTAGATGCTGCGCGTCGGCATGTATACCAGGCGCTTTTGTGATTCCACAATCTTGATGCGCTCCAGAAGGATCGGAGACTGCAACACCATATCTTTCGCCACTTCAAATACGATGCTCGCCTGCTGGCGATCATTGGCGCAGCCGTAGATCTCCGCGCCATCCTCGTTGTCAGCGCAGAGCATGTACAGCGCAATGGCCGCGGCCAGCTCGCTCTTCCCGGCCTTCTTACAGATCTCAACAAATGCCGTGTTGAACTGCCGGTAGCCGTTCTCCTTGACCGTGCCGTAAAGGTCGCGGATGATCTGTTCTTGCCATGGAAAGAGAAGGAACGGCTTACCCGACCAGACGCCCTTGGTGTGCTTCAGGCCTTGGATGAACCCGACAGCGCGGTCCGCGCGGCGCTTGTCGTAACTGGAAGTGGGCAGCATGAAGCGGGTGGGCACGTACACTTGCTTCTTCCCCTGCGCATCCGTACGCGCCTTACCACTCGTCATTTAGCAGCGTCTCCAGCGGATCTTGCGCATCTGCCGTCGGGTCCTGCGGATCCATGCCCAGCGTACAGTGTTCGCGCAGAAAGCGCTCCATCGGGTTGTTTTCAGACACTTCCTTCTGATCCCGGAGCTTCAGGCGGCGATACTTCTGGACGAGAAGTACCCGGGCAAGCGGAGACCAACCAAATTCATAGGTATCCCGCTGGAACTTGCGGGTGCGCTTGAAAAGACAATTCATCTGCTTCTGAGCGTCCTGCCATGCTTTGCCGGTAAACGCCGCAAGTTCGCAAGCCTCGAGCAGTTCTTTGAGACGAAGCTCGATCTTTTCAATGCACTCGATATTCCTGCATGCGTCCGCCAGTTTCGCGCGGTTTTCCTCTGTTTCTGTTCCGAATACGAGCAATACTCTTATGCCCTGGGCGTGCATGGCTTCAATCGCCGGACTCCAGCCGTTCTGTGCGTTTTGCACCATCACTCGCCTCCTTCTCTTGTATCGTCGGGATCATCCTCAAGAAAGTTGCTGCCGCCTTCTACCACAATGGTGTCATCCAGGCTTGACGTCAGGATCTGTTCCATTGGGTCCTTGACGCCCCTGGCGATGCTCAGTGCGTTGGCGATGATCGCCGTGCGGTTGGCCGGAGTCAGCCCGAACTCGGCCGCCAACGACTTGATCTCCCGCAGCTGATGCGCCGCGATCGCCACATACGGGTTGGGGCGGGCAAAGCCCTTCGGGTCCTTGTAGATGGCGCCGTGCTTGGTGATAAAGTCTTCGGCTTCTCGCCACCGGGCGAAGGCGGTGCAGTACGCGGCGAATGGCACGGCGTCCGCAACCGTCAGCACCCCCATATCAATCAGCGCGGGCGCAAGCCTGCGCCATTCTTTTTTGGCTTCCGGCAGCAGGTAGTTCGGACACCTGAGCATCGAGGTGGGCGGCAGTGGTTCATAATCGTTCAGCTGCCGCTTGCCGGGATTCCCTTCCAGCTTCTTCAGCGCCGTAGGTTTCGGCTTTCGGCCTCGCTTCGCCACTTGTCTTCACCTCCTGTCCCGATGCGGAGGCTGACAGCCCGCTAAGATTACGTGCTTTCCTCCATGCCGCCTTTTTCCGGGCGCTCGACTTGTTTTACAAGTTCGCCGAAGGGAAGCTGTCGGCCGTTTCTCTCACAGACGATGCCTGCCTCCCCATAGCTCTGGGCGTACCTGCGAAGAATGACGCTGGCGTACTTGGGGTCCAGCTCCATCATATAGCAGATCCGGTCCGTCTCCTGACAAGCCATGAGCGTTGACCCGCTGCCGCCGAAGAAGTCGATCACGATGCCATTCACAGGGCAGGAGATTCCGATGGGATAGGCCATCAGCTCAACAGGCTTTGAGGTGGGGTGATCGGTGTTTCTGCTGGGCTTATCAAAGTTCCAGATGGTGGATTCGCCGCGCCCCGCGTACCAGCGGTGAGTCCCACCCTTCAGCCAGCCATATAGCACGGGCTCATGCTTCCATTGGAACGGGGAGCGCCCCAGCACCGGCGCGTTCTTCGCCCAGATACACACGCCGCTCAAATGAAAGCCCGCCTCTATGAACGCCTTTCGGAAAGCCAGGCCTTCGGTATCCGCGTGGAACACATACGCGGAGCCGTTTTTGTCCAGGCATTTCACCATGGTCCGGAAGGCAGATAGCAGGAATGCGTAAAACTCTTCTCCGCCCAACGCGTCGTTCATGATTTTCAGGCCACCTGAACTCTCAAACGCGACCCCATAAGGCGGATCGGTCGCCACAAGATTGGCCTTGGCCCCGTTCATGAGGCGCAGCGCATCCTCCTCGCTGGTGGCGTCGCCGCAGAGCAGCCGGTGCTTACCGAGCTGCCATACATCACCTTTCTCCACGAAGGCGGCCTGCTCAAGCGCAGCGGTCAAGTCGAAGTCGTCCTCTTTTACGTTCTTGTCGTGAACGCTGGAGAACAGGTCATCCACTTCCGCCGCGTCAAACCCGGTGGCGTCGAGGTCGTATCCTGCCGCCTGCAGTTCTTCCAACAGGTC